CCGGAAATGTTATCGATGATTTAATCAGTAAAACTCCCTCCGAAAACGTCAAGTTTTTGCTTTTTTCAGAGCTTGCCGATGTCCAACCGATCGCTTTATCCGAAATGCCCGAAACCTATCTCCGTGCCGGAAATGGCAGGATCTTCTATATGCTCAAGACCTACACCATCAAGCAAATCGATGTGTTTAGGAACGAGGTATTTTTACAGATGAAGGATAACCCGGCCAAAGCTTTAGGTAACCTTGTAAGACTCTCTGCATTGCTCATTTTTGCTAATGCCACAGCTGACGTGATTAAGGACTTCCTGCTTGGGCGGCCTATGGATTCTGAAGACGAGGACTATTGGACTACCAAACTGGTAGACAACATCATCCGTTTATTTGGTATCAGCAAATATAGCCTTTACCGATTCAAAAAGGATGGTGTCTCTGAGGGAATCTCAAGCATTGTACTGCCTCCGATATTCAATTTCGTAGCCCGCGGCGCCAAAGATATCGACAAGGCCATGAAGGATGACGGGGAATTTGAGGCACATCAGGCCGAGATTATTCAGAGCGTTCCGCTTCTCGGTAAGCTCTATTATTGGTGGTTCGGTGGCGGCAGAAAAAAAATAGAGGACGAGGCTTAACGATGTTCGATGTCTGGCTCGTAAGGATCGGGATGGTTCCATTTGTAATAAAAGGCAGCCCCAAGAACGCCGATTATCATGGTCCAGGCGATAATCAACGCCAAGATCGATTTCCAGGTATGTTTTTCTTTTTGCATAAAAAAGCGGGGGCATTTAGCCCCCGCAAGTTTTCAGTCGTTCCAACCGAGAGTGTTTGCGTTATTCCACGAATTTCCATCATTGGAAGTATCGCGGTAATGGCTCGATACATACGTTCCATTGCTGCGGGTATAGCCTTTGATGCGCTTGATCTGGGCATACGCAGGAGAGGCGAGGCTTGATACAAACGCGAACAGGGCGAACGCTAGAACTACTTTCTTCATGTTGTCCTCCTTTTATGTTGGGCATGAACAGAAATAGCGTACCACACAAAATTAAGCTTAGGGAAAAAGGAGTAAATTAAAGATGTCAGGCCCGGATGGGGTAGACAGAAGGCGCTCGGACGACGAGTTCAAAATAAATCTATTAAGGAAGCTTGATGCCATTGAGTATGAAGGAAAGGCCATGAAGACCGAGCTTTTGAATCTTTCAAAAAGCGTCGAACACTCGAACGCCAATACAAAAGCCTTCAAGGTCTTGATCGACGAGGACATTCAGAACCTTCGTGTAGCGATCCAAGGCGACGAGGGGAAGGGAATCGTTGGTCTTGCCTCGCGCTTTTCAACGCTCATCCATGAGCTTTCCGAGCATATCATTCAGGATCGATGGGCTTATGGGATCATGATCACGCTTCTTATAACCACACTCGGATGGACGGTGTTTCATGCCAAATAAAGCAGGAGGACGCATAGATGCAAAGCGGGTCCAAAAAAGGCCGCAAAGGCCGGAAGGGGTACTAATGCCTACGAATAGAACAACCTGGATGGTCATATTGGCGGCGATTTCCGCAGCCGCTATTTATGCTCAGACGGTCGTAACAAACGGATTTGATTTTGGTGAGTTCATCAAATTCGTTAATTCCGAGGCCGTGATCGCAGCTCTCGGATTCTTAAGGGCAGCCGTCGCAAAAAAGTAACGCCGCGGACTCTCCACCAGTTAGATGCGCTACTTCTCGCGCTAAAACTGGTGGGGAATGTCCGCATTGAAACCGGCCGCCTATACACTCCTGACGGCACCCCTTACGCCGGCTTCAAGGTGACTATCGGATCGGTGCTAGACCCCTCCTCAGTCAAACGCACCTACACCGATATAGAGGCTATTTTCCAAAAGAATAAGACTCCCTATAAGATTCACGAAGAATTTAGGGAGGGTAGCAAGTTCAAGTCTTATACGATCGAAACCGGCCCAATATAACCTTGACAGACAATTAAAATTTCTTAATAATCACCCCTTCGTAATTTAGCCCATTTATACGCTTTTAAGGCCAGTTCAGCACTTTTGAACCCCTAGCTTTGGCCTCGCCTGGGAATCGCCATCGGATTGCCCACAGGCCGCCCCTTTGATGGTAAAAAAGACCCTCAAGGGAAGCCATGCCACCAATCAATAACCGATTTAAAAAGCCAACATTATCCGAAGATCTTTTAGCGGATTATCTGACATACCTTTCAGACCTTGCTCAGATGACCCCCGATTCCATCCGGCATAACCGGCGCTGGATCGAACGAATTGAGGAGGCCTATGGAGGATCTATTCTGGGTGCCCAGACGGCCTCTCAAGTGAATGCTGCCATCCTTGAGGTGGCAAAGACCCGAAAAGTCGCCTATAACGGATCTCCTCAATCAGAGGATACTGGCCAATTGAAGTTTAGGCTTGGCCGGGCGGTCGTCGGATATATGCGTTGGGCCTATTCTGAAAACTTTATCCAAAAGAATATCTACCAAAAAAATCCATTTAGAAGACCTCATAGCCCTGAGGCAAATTGGCATGATGAGGAGAGGACCATGGCTTTATATAAGGATGAGAGTTTTTCTTTATATGATCGCGCTCTGATTCGCTTTCTTATAGATACCGGCTGCCGGGTGGGGGAGATGTGCCAAATCAAGCTTGAGGATGTTGATCTTGATAATGGACACGCGAGGATCTTTATGCCAAAGGTCAAACGCCTTAAAGATGTCCCGTTATCAGAGCATACCTGTAAAACCTTGAAGGCTCTAATAAAACGTAGGCGGCACACTCCGTTTTTATTCCACAGTAGGCAAAGTGCCACCATAAGCCCTAACGCAGTGAGGATTCGCCTAAGAAAGTTGGGTCAGAAATTGGGCTATAGGATCAACCCTCATTCCTTCCGACACGCGGCCGGAACATTATGGGTAAAACACCATGGCGAGATACAAGCTCAAAAGCTTTTAGGCCATGTGGACCATGCGGCCACCGCAAGATACACGCATTATCTCTTGAAGGACCTCAAAGAAATGCAAAGTGCAATTTACGAGGGAAGGCTGGCGCCCAGAGAGTTAGTATCCGCGTCCAAAAAATAATTTCATTTTGTGCTTGATATCGGCTAACCGTTAGCGTATAATTTGGGTGTAAGAGAAAAGGAGGTAGAAATGAGAAAGCTAACGGCGAAGGAAAAACTGGACCTTCTCTTGAAGGCTCAGGAGAAGTTAAACGATCAATCCGTCATTGACGATCTGACGCTTGGTGGGATCCTTCCACTTGGCGAGGTCTTCGTGACCGAAACGGAGGCTGCATGAAGGACGGAATAGTGAACGGCAAGAACGGCCTGGTCTGCGCGTTCTGCGGCGCCACCAAGAACGAGGTTTCGTTCTTCATCGGCGCCACCAGGGAGCCTGACTGGTGCATGATCTACGGCACAGGCAAGATGGCGTGCCCCGCGTGTTACCCGAAGGCGGCCATAGAGGGTGTGAAGGCCGTGGACAAGGCAATCGAGAGATACAACAAGGAGGTCGCGTGACGCTAACTAAGGAAGACGGCTTAAAGGTGGCGATCAAGCAGATTGCTTTCTACGCCGCGAACTGGTTCACCGAATACGCCAAGAGAGAGACGTTCATCGAGGAAGCCACGACCGCGGTGATCGAATCGTACCTCGCAGCCAAGGATGGCTACGGGGTTAAGAGAGGCGTCGAGCTTGAACGGATCGCCTACAAAGCCAACGGGAAGACCGAGGCAGAGTTCAGAGCCTACCTCGTCTCCCAAGACTAAGGAGAGTTGCATGACTAAGCACACGAAGGGGCCGTGGAGATGGGAGAAATCACGTTCGCTCCATCATTTGCAAGGGCCGAGAGGTTCGCTCGGTATTAGCACCGGAAAAGAACTAGACGCCAACGCCGCCCTCATCGCCGCCGCGCCGGAGCTTTTGGAGGCGTTGAAAGGATTGATTGACTGCAACCTGATGCGGAATCTCGTCGGCGGCTATCAATTTCAGATCGAGCAAGCCGAGAAGGCCATCGCCAAAGCGGAGGGGCGGTAATGGATCAAGCAATGCTGCTCCGTTCGCTATACGAAGACTTCAACGGTGATCAAAATGCGTGGTACGAATACTACGGCGCGGAGATTGATTATGCCTTCGGGCTTGCTTGACAATCCGTTAGCCGTTAGCTATAATACCCTCACCATGAAACGTGAAATCATTTGTGAGGTATGCAGCAAGAAGAAGTCGGTATCAAGATCCGACGCAAAGTATTGTTCGGCCCGATGCAAAAATATCGGGTGGGCATTGAAGAAGGCAAGTAAGTTGACAAACAAAAAGAAGTAGTATAGGGTGAATGCGCTTACATGACGACACTCAAATCCGCTAAACCAATTTTCAAGTTGAATGCCCCGGAGGCAAGCGATTCCTTCCTGGGATGCGGATCCCGAGTGTCGTCCTCCGTGGGCGCTTTTACCTCGCCTGGGCCTATCTCTATCGTTTCGTAGTACCAGTTGTCGAATCCCTTTGGCCTCGCCATTTGAGGTAAGGTAAGACAAAAGGTAGTTAACGAAAGATAAGAGATAGGCCCAGAGCCGAAAGGTTCTGGGCTTTTGTTTTTTGGCCCCGGTCGCTTTCGGCGATACGGGGCCTTTTTTATTGGGCCCTCTTAAAAGGGGGAAGCGATGGGAAGACAGATGGACCTAAGAAGCGAAGTCGAGGAACAGCTTGTGGAAGCTACCGCCTCGCTCCTGAAATCGTTGGAAACCAAGGATCTAAGACCCGTGGCAAAGGCCGTCCAAACGCTGAAGTTCGCCCAGATGGTGAACCAGGGCAAAGCCAGGGATCGCCGGAAGGCCGCGGCGATCTGGGATGGCAAGGAACGCCGGGCGGCTCTATTGATCGAGGCTCTTTTGGCCGGGGTGCTGCTATTTGTGGCCGTCCCCGTCTCCGCGGCCGAAGGCTTTGCCACCTATTACACGACCGCCTCATGCAAGGCCGAGGGCACAAGCGGGATTTGGACCGCCTCCAAGGAACGCTTCAATGAAAAGGCGCTGACGTGCGCCCTTCGTAGACATGACTTCGGCAAAGAATACCTCGTCTACTCCCCTGACACCAATAGATCGATTGTCGTTAAGCACAACGATTTTGGGCCTAGCGAGGTGAGCTATTACCAACACGGGAACATCATCGACCTCACACCTGCCGCCATGAAGGCTCTTGGAATCAAAGGCCGGGGGCGGGTATTCGTGCAGGAGGTCAAATGACCCCTCTCGATTACAGGACGCAAGAAGCTGCCGCCAAATACGAATATGACCGTGGCCTTATCTCGTTTATCGAAATGAAAAACCGCATTCAAGAGATCCAAGAAAGAGAACAGCTTTCAAGGGAGGCTTGCTAATGACCCTCTCAAAGAAGCGCGTTCTCAAGCACAAGCCTTGGAAGAAAAATGAGAACTCTCCATGGAGAAAGGGCCTTCTTAAGAATGGCGAAAGGCCGTCAAAGAAAGGGCTTCCGTTCAATAAGGAGGGTTACAACATATGAAGAATAACCGCGGTGCTATCGAAATTCTAGGCCTTTTGATCTTTACGACGCTGCAGATCTTGGTGCTCAAAGGCGCCGAGTATTACGACCTGAACCGGCCCAAGAACATGCTGAAGATCCAGACCGGCGACATCCATACCGCCCGGATGAACTTCGCATCCAAGGACGAGGTCGAAAAGCTCGAGCGTGAATCAGGCAAGAAGCTGTCCGAAATGGACTTCCTGGATATCAGCGAAAAATGAACATCCCAACCCTGCAAGGAATCGTGGGCAAAATAGACACCCTGCTTGAAGAACGAGGAATCACGCTTCCGGTTTGTGAGCATGGCCCCCTGAACCGCCGAAAGATGAATGGCGGTGGCGAGGTCTGCGATTGTGGCGAGGAATTTCTACCAGATGGAGACGGCGACAATGACTAAAACCATCGACCGGACACAATTCCTAGGATCGTCCGAAATGGGCATCCTCTTGGGCCTCGATCAGTATAGGTCGCCTCTTAAGCTCTGGGCTATCAAGACCGGGCGCCTGACCAATGAGATCACCTCCGAGGCCGCCGAATGGGGTACCCGCCTTGAGGGTGTCGTGGCTCAGAAGTTCGCCGAAAAGAATGGCTGCAAGCTCATGGCCTATAAAAAGCGGTTCGTCCACCCGGTATATCCATTCATTTCCTGCGAGCTTGACCGGATCATCGTTGGAACCGATGAGATCGTCGAGGTCAAGACTTGCCATGACCGGCTTATCAAGAATTGGTCAGGCGAGGATATGCCACAGAATTACTGTGTGCAGCTAAATACCGCCCTTGGTCTTTCAGGCCGAAAAAAAGGCCACATCGCCCTCTTGGCCGGCGGCCAGAAATACATCGAAAAGCACATGGATTTCGACCAAGAGCTATACGACATGGTTATCGAAAAGGCGGTCGCTTTCTGGAATAACCACGTTCTGGCCGACCTCGCGCCAGTCGCCATCGCCATGGATAACGACGAGCCGGCCGACACCCTTGACCTTCTTTACCCCGCCTCTAATTCCCAGGCCATCGAGTTTTGCGGGGACGTTGCCAAAGAAATTGATGTTTTAGTCGATGACCGTTTAGGGGCCTTGGAATCCATGAGCCACCTAAAGGAAGAACTAAACAAGATCGAGGCCAGGATAAAGCAGCTTATGGGCGAGAACGAGGAAGGGACTACCGCCAATAGCCGCATTTCATGGAAGACGGTGAACAGGAAAGAATACACCGTCAAGGCCTCGAGCTATCGACAAATACGGACGACTAAAACAGGAGAAGCAAAATGACCACCGCCATCGAAAACACAAAAAAGAGCATCCAGAACGGGTCTCTTACAGGAATCGAGCCCATCGAAAAGCTCTTGAAGAAAGACGAGATTAAGAGCCGCTTTTCGGAGGTCTTGGGTCAGAAGGCCGCGGCGTTCATGTCCTCGGTGCTGGCGGCGACCAATATCAACACGCAGCTTAAGGCTTGTGACCCCATGACGGTCTTATCGTCTGCCATGGTGGCGGCAACCCTGGATCTTCCTATCAATCAATCCCTGGGTTTTGCCCACCTTGTTCCTTATTCCGGCCGCTGCCAGTTCCAGATCGGCTGGAAGGGCCTAGTTCAGCTTGCCCACAGAACAGGAAGCTACAAGACCATCACCGTCGCCGAGATCTATGACGGCGAGCTCGTCGAGTATAACCGCATCACGGAAGAAATCGAGTTCAATACCAACAATAAGAAGTCGGATAAGGTGATCGGCTATTACGCCCGGTTCGTACTTATCAACGGCTTCGAGAAGTCGCTTTATATGACCCGCGCAGAAGTTGAAGCCCACGGGAAGAAATACTCGAAGTCCTATTCCTCCGGCCAATGGACGAAGGACTTTGACAGCATGGCCAGGAAAACCCTGATAAAGCTCCTTCTGGGCAAGTGGGGGCCTATGTCCACCGAGCTTCGCCGGGCGATCGTTGCCGATCAATCGGTGTCTAGCACCATCACGGTCGAGCCTGAGAACGCAACCTTGGACTACCCGGATGGTAATACCGATGAAGAAAAGCCCCAGGAGGGCTCTCAATCCGTCAAAAAGACGGCCTTGGACATCAAGATCCATGAAGCCAAGGAAAAGGTCGGTAAGGACCGTTATTACGCGATCCTTGGGGATATGGGCCATGAGCATATGACGACCCTCTCAAACCTCGAAAAAGAGGTGTTTCTGGGCAAGCTGAAGGATGCCATCAAAGAAAGACAGGCAGCTTAATAGCTCTTTAAATTTGTTGTGATTAGTAATGTCTTCAAAGCCAAGCGCGGCAATGAAGACAGAAGACCTACGGCGAGCGAATTACCTTTTCGGGGTCGGTTCTGCGAAGACCCGTAGGCAAAATTTTTTTGGTCAAAGTTTTTAAAAAAATGGTTAAAGAAAAATTAATCGAAAGGTCCAAGTGGCAAAGCGTTTCACAGATACGGAGAAATGGGGCGATCCTTGGTTTAGGAATCTTCTTCGTGAGTATCAAATCTTTTGGATCTATTTGTTAGATCAATGTGATGCTGCGGGTGTCTGGAAGGTTGATTTTGAGCAAGCGGAATTTTTCTTAAAACAGAATTTAAATGACAAAGAGCTAATCACCGTTTTTAAAGATCGGATCATTATTTTTGACGAAGGAAATCGTTGGTTTATCCCAAAGTTCATTACCTTCCAATACGGTCATTTAGACGCTAATTGTCGTCCTCATAAGTCTGTTCTAAATCTTTTGTCTACTTACAAACTTGAAAGGTATTTAAAGGGTATGGATACCCTTAAAGACAAAGACAAGACAAAGACTATACAAGACAAGACAAAGACAACAGGGCACTTTTCGGGATGTGTTTGTGCGAGGTGCCGCAAATGATGGCGCGTTGCCGGTGGTGCGATCAACAACCGAAGAATTGTAGGTGTTCAAAATGATCCACGGCATGTCGAACCGAGAATTTGTCCTATCCATTCTCCGTGATGGGAAGCCTCATTTTTCCAGGGAGTTTGTAAGATCTGCCGATGGAGAAGATCTCCTTCTCGATTACCGCAAAAGGATCTCCGAGCTTCGGGAAGAAAAGCACGGCGGTTACGACATAAGACCCGTGACGATTAATGGTCGCCCGGGTTATCAGCTTTTCTACAAGACAGACTTATTTGGACACGCGGCATGACCTGGGGAGCGATTAAACGCAACCTCACCGACAAGCTTTTCTCGGACTATATCCGAATCAAAGCCAAGTGGATTTGCGAGCTTTGCAAGCGTGATTTTTCCACACGCCAATCTAAATTCGATTGCTCCCATTTTTACACCCGCGGAAACAAAGCTGTTCGCTTTGCCGAAGAAAACTGCTCCGCACTTTGCCGCGGATGCCATGACTATTTCGGAAAGAACCCAAAAGAACACACTCTCTGGATGGAAAGAAAGCTTGGGATGGAAGGTTTTGCAAAGCTTACGATTCGAGCCCACCAAACGAAACCCTCCTGGGAGATCAAATTTGACGAACAGACGATGAGGGTTTGGCTTAAACAACAACTGGCGAGGATGGGGGCATGACCCAAATAGCGATCGGCGAAGAAGTATATGCCATAAAAGCCTCCGCAGAACATGTGAAAGAGGAGTCGGAATGGTTCGGAAGTCAGATTGAATCTCTCCAAGCTTCCCGCATGAAATATCCGGTTGGCAAGGAGTTCAAGGTCCACCATCACATTCTCAATCCTCGGACCATCAAAAGAACCCAGGAAGCTTTTATCGTCATAAAAGGCAGGGTCGCCGTGGATATCTACGACATGAAGGGTGCCATCATCGGAAGTTTAGAAGCGGGTCCAGGTGAAGCGATCTTTGTCTACCGGGGCGGCCACGGCATACGGGTCCTTGAGGACTTTATCGGGTACGAGATCAAAGCCGGCAGCTATTCATACGTTTCAGAAGACAAGGTCTTTCTCGAAGATGTATGAACGAAACGATGTGATCAGGCAGTTTGAAAAGACCATCGCCGAGCATTGCGGTGCGCCTTATGGCGTTGCCGTTGAAAGCTGCACCGCAGCCCTTCTTCTGTGTTGCATTTATCTCAAGGTCAAAGAGGTAACGATTCCCAAAAAAACTTATTATAGCGTCCCTTTCAGCATCCTTCATGCCGGAGGCACGGTCAATTTTGAAAGCTTGAAATGGCGCGGGGCGTACCAACTAAAGCCTTATCCGATCATCGACAGCGCCATGAGATTTAAAAAAGCCATGTTCGAGCCGGGCAAATTAATGTGCCTATCGTTCCATTATGCAAAGCATATCCCAATCGGCCGGGGCGGGATGATCCTAACCGACAACAAGAAAGCCGCCGAATGGTTCCGCGTCATGCGTAACGATGGCCGGCGAGAAGTACCGAAGGAAATGGACAAAGTAAGGCTTGCCGGCTGGAACTTTTACATGAATCCCGAACAAGCGGCGAGAGGTTTGTCTTTGTACTATTGGCGCATTTTCAATCAAAAGGATCCTCAAGACCTTCCCATGACCCACGGAGATATTTCAAGTGTTCTCTAGAAACTACGCCGAATTTTACGATTTGTTCAATTCGGACAAGCCTTACAAAAAAGAAGTGGCCTTTGTCTACCGTTGGGCGGGGCGGCCTCATTCGATATTCGATATTGGCTGCGGGACAGGGAACTACTGGAGGCACTTTCCAAAATCGACCCATATTGTCGGCATCGACAGGTCGCAAGCGATGGTCGACAACGGCTATAGGATCATCCATGCCGACGCCATGACGTTTAAAACCAATGTCCGGTTCGACTGTGCGACGGCCCTATTTGATGTCCTGAACTACATGCCGCGGAATGACTGGTGGGCCAATATCCCGGTGAAGAAGGGCGGGTATTTCATCTTCGATATTTGGGACAAAAAAAAAGTTATGCGCGACGGTTTCAAGGAAACATTCAAGAACATCGGCCGGTATTGCCGGAAGATCACGCCTGTCCGGTGGAAGGAAAACGCCATTGATCTTAAGGTCGAGGTTATCTACATCGGCGACGATCATCACGAAACCGCCGCGAGCGAGATTCATACGATGTATCTCTATGGACAGAAGGACATCAAGAAATTTTGCGGTAAGGAATTTGAGATCGTCGATGTGAAGCCCACTAGCCGTTGGCAGACTTGGTATAAATGCAAAAAAAAATAGCACTCCTTCACCGCTACCCGGCCGATCAAATTAAATCCACCAATGCAGCGTTTCCGTATCTTGTTCAAAATCGATTCAGGGAGCCATTAGATTATCGCCCAGGGGCAGTAAATTATTATGGCCCAGGCATGGACGTTTTAACCTTCAAATCCTTCGACCGCCTTTCCAAGTGGAAAAAGTTTTGGAAAAGCCTGGCCTGGATCTTCTATGCGCCTTACCTTGTCGCGGGAAAAGGCTATGACGTGATTTATTGCGACGATTCATACCCTTTTTATGGGGCAATCGTCAAAGCCGTATGCCCGAGGGCGAAGGTTGTTTTAAGAATCGGCGACCTTCACCTCATGTATTACTATTCCGGCCTCGTATACAAGGTGCTGCACTTCCTTGAGCGTATCGCCTGGCTCATGGCCGACGAGATAATCGTTATATCTGAGGCGATGGCCGAATATTTTCATGCCGAAATTGGTCGCCGGCCGAAGGTCGTTTTAGACCCGGTCGATCCGGCAGACTTCCCGCCGATCCGGTCCTATCCCACCGAAACGATCATGTTTCACGGAACGCTTACCAAAAATAAGAACGTCGACATCATGCTCGAGGCCGCAAAATGGCTGCCGTATTACGACTTTGTAATTCTTGGCGACGGACCGGATTATGCAAGGCTCAAGAAAATCGCCACGAAAAACGTTCATTTCCAAGGATGGGTGCCGTTCAAGGATATCTACCAACATATCGCCTCATGCTCGATCGGGGTCGCTTTAAGAAGCGATAACCCGGGTAATGAGTATGTCGTCACCTCGCCCTTCATCCAGTACGGGATCATGGGAAAGCCCTGCCTTGTCACCCGCCGGAAGGTCTTTGGCGACTATAAATGGCAGTTCTCCAACGTCGCCGAAATGGTGGAGAAGATACATATCCTCATGGTCCGGCCCGAGGAAGGAAAGAAACTCAAAGAGCATGTCTTGAAAAACCACGATGCTAAAAAGATCGCCGAGGAGATATGGACGATCCTATCGTCACTATCGTAATCCTCACGATGGGGGAAGCAAAAGAAGTTATAGAGTGCCTTGAAAACCAGACCTACAGAAGCTTCGAGATCATCATTGCCAAAGAAAAGGGCATCGTAAACGCCATGAATAAGGCATTGGAGAAGGCCCGCGGCGAGATATTCGTCCGAGTCGATGATGATGTCGAGATCCCGGAAAGGTGGCTTGAGTCGCTTCTTTTCCCGTTTTCAGATCCCAACGTGGCCGGCGCCACAGGGCCTACATTCGTACCAGGCTACAGAAGGAAGAACAGGGACAGCATACGGATCTGGGAGAGGCCGAATTGGTTTTTAAGGTGGTTGCAGGATAACCGAGCTTTCGCGCCGGCGGCCATTTACAAATGCGGCATGGTTTCCTACGACTCCAATTACCGGGAAAGGTTTGGAAAAGGCTGCCATCTATTCACACCGGACCATCTGGAAGGGACAAATTGGGCCATGAGGACCGAGCTAATCCGAAGGGTGGGCGGCTTTGACCCTGCCTTTGATGGGGTCGCAGAGTGGTTTGATACCGATGTCGAACAAAAGATAAAAAAGCTTGGTTACACGCTTCGCTATAGCACCGCAGCCTATCTATGGCACCTGGTAGAAAAGGGTGAGCATTTTGACGAGAGGTTCGCGGCATGGGGAAGGATCAAGAATTGGCTTAGGTATCACTTAAGACACTCAAAACTTCATTGGAAGATGGCGGTCTATTTATTGGTTTGGATGGGTTACTTCATGCAAAAAAGGATCCAGCGATGCCTAAAGTTTCGGTAATCATCCCCACAATGAAAGGCCGCAAGGCACTTTTGGAGAAGCTTCTTTCAACAATTCCATCCTATTGTGAAACGATCATTGTTGACGATGAGGACATTCTTCTTGCTGCCAAAAGAAACAAAGGAGCTAAGAAGGCTACGGGAGAATACTTCCTTTTCATCGATGACGATAACTACTTAGCCCCAGGCGCTATCGCTGCTGCAATGACCTTGGCCGAAGATGATGGGGTGGGGGTGGTTGGCTTCATGGCTTGTTATGACGACAAGAAAAACCTTATTGCGGATGGCGGCTCATACAGGAATTACACGACCGGCTTTACCGATGGGCTTATGACGAATCACCGTTATTCGGAAATCGAAAAAGAGCCATATGAGGTTGACGAGGTTGCCAATGCCTTTTTAATGCACTCGGAGCTTTTCTTTGAGTTGCAAGGATTCGACGAAGAAAATTTCCCGATCGACTTGGACGAGGCCGACTTTTGTAAAAGAGCCAAGGAAAAGGGATACAAAATTATGATGTGTCCAAAGGCAAGGTGTTACCACAAATCACAAACATATAGTCCGATCCCGGACTTTAGGAGGCCAAGGAATGCGTACTTTATGGGTAGGAATAGAATTATTTATCAGAGAAAGTTTAATCATCCTCTACGTTTTGGCGTGTACCTTTGCTTTTTCATGCCTGTATTTGTTGGTTTTTATTCGGCTTCGCTTATTTGGCGCCGGAAGCCGTTAATGATAGTGCATTTTTTAAAGGGGGTCTTTGATGGAATACTCGGTCGTCGAAAAAATACATATCAATAGGGCGCGAGCAAAGAAGATCGGGGCGTTTCTTTACGACCCCAAGATCGACGGCCTTTACCTTGAAAGCCCATGGCCTTTCCCTGTGCAAATAGGAATGACGAATCGCCTTTCAAAGTGCGAGGTGACCCCCATGTTCTTGAGGCTTCCTTTCATCATGAAGGGTTGGCTCAATCAGGACATCCTTCTTCGCATGGTGGATCTGCTTAGGCTTGTCGGTGAGGGAAAGATCTTGATGCACGGCTCTTGCGTTGGCGACACCCTCATCGTCGGGCTGCCGAATGCCGGAAAGACCTATCAGACCTATCGCATGGTCTCAAGTGGCGGCAAGCTTATTTCCGAAGAATACACCGTTCTATATGACGGCAAGGCCCACCCATATAGCGACGTTATGCGGACCTGTTTTTCCGCACGGACAATGAAGGATTGCGGAATCGATATGACCCTCTGGGAGAAGATCTGGCTTTTCTTTGCCACCATCCGGGCCAAGCTTTTTCCTTTCATGTACGAAGCGGTCATCTGGAAGGAGATCAAGGCAAGCGGAGAGGAGTCCAAAATCAAGCGTATTATCTACGGCTCGACCGGCCAAGAGGTGAAGGATTGGAAGCATTTTGCCATCCTCTGCGAGAACGAATTTCCTTTCATGTCGAGCGAGTTTTTACAGGCTTATGCCCTGGCCTCCGGCTTGGACCTCATCGCCATTCAGAACAAACAACGAGAATTGATAAGGAGATTTGTCCTTCATGTCTATCCTGATCACCGGAAATAGGGGCTTTATCGGGTCCGGCCTTAAAGGCGACGGGATCGACCTAAAGGACGGCGTCGATATCCTGACCTACCGGGCGACAAAAAGATATGACGTCGTTATCCATACCGCGGCCTTGGTGAGTGTGACCGAATCGATGAAAGACCTTGCTGGGTACTGGCGAACGAATGTCGACGGAACGGTCAACATGCTAAGGCAGCACCCGGAGGCCCATTTTATATACCTCTCGACAGCGGCCGCTTATGGACCCGGAGAAGATCATAAAGTTGGCGACCATCTTTACCCGACGTCGCCATATGCCAAATCAAAGATCGTCGGCGAGTTGGCGGTTAAATACTTCGCCAAGACCTACTGCATTCTGCGCCTGACAAACGTGGTAGGGGATGGGGAAAGGGGCGAGCCTAACGTATTCCAGGTATTCAAGAAAGCCGACATCCTTCCGATTTATGGTGACGGGCTACAGACTCGGGATTTTATCTCAGTCGATGATGTAAGGGCCGTCATTATGGAAATGGCCCATCTTAAGACCCAAGGCACATACAACGTCGGCTCTGGAAAATCCAAAACCATCCTTGAGGTCGCAAGGACCTTTGACAAGCCGGTCAGATTTTTTCCTGAAAGAGAAGGCGAGATCAGACGTTTCGGAGTGGCCGATGCTATCCATCCTCATTCCTGACCATAACGAGGAACGGATAAAGGAGTTCGTCGAGGAGGTCGAATCCCTTGGGATCGCCCATGAAATCGTCGTTTCCAAGGACTCGGAAAGTAGGGGCAAAGGATGGGCGCTGCGGGAGGCTTTTAAGGCGTCCCGTGGCGATTTGATCGCCTTCATCGATGGGGACGGGGATATAAAGCCAAGGATGTTTTACCGGATGCTTCCATTCCTTGAAGATTTCGATGTGGTCGTGGGGTCCAAAAGGATTACGCGATCCCCAATGCGGCGAAAGGTCATGACCCGCCTTACCCGGTTATGGTTCAAGCTTCTTTTCGGGGTGCGAGTCGACACGCAAACAGGGATCAAGATTTTCCGACGTGAGACATTCGACGTCTTCGCAAACTATTGGGAATCGAACGGCTTTATCTTTGACGTCGAGATCCTATCGGCGATGCAAGCCAACGGCGCAAGGATGATCGAGGTTCCAATAGAGGCAGAGATAAGGAAGCAATTAGCGTTTAAAACCATATTCAGAATATTCGGAGAAAGCCTATGGCTAAAGTATCGGTTATTATCCCCACAAAAAAAATAGATTATTACGTTGAGCGGTGCTTAAGGCACTTGAAGAAGCTGCCGGAAGTTCATGAAATCCTTGTGATTCCTGACTCCGAATGCCCTGGGCTGCCGGCGACTAAGCGAAACTACGCCATGGCTAAGGCCACAGGTGACGTGTTCGCTTTCATCGATTCCGATGCCTACCCACACCCTAAATGGCTCAAGAACTCGCTCTACTGGCTCCAAACGTTCGACGCCGTATGCGGGCCTGGGGTTTTACCACCTGACGCTCCGTACGAAGAAAGGGTCGCAGATCAGGTTCATAAATGGCTTTTCTGCCCGTATAGGGTCACGCCTAAGGCCCCCAGGATCGTTCCATGGCACCCAACCTTCAATTTGGTTGTGAAGAAGGCTGTGGCGACCGATTTCGAGGGTTATTTGACCGGCGAGGACGACAAGTTCGGGTTAAACATCAAGGGCGGGGTGTTTTACCACCCAGAGATCCTTGTCTATCACAACCGACGCGGAGCCTTTAAGCCTTTATGGAAGCAGTTTGGGACGTATGCAAGGCATAAGGGGTGCTTTGCCGGCCTGGCTTTCGTGGCATGGGTTACGACGATATGGACGTATGCGATCAATTACGTCAAAGGATTCATGAAAAGGAGCCCCAAATGAAAGTTCTAATCACCGGCTCCCTGGGTCTTGTAGGTTCGGCCGCCGTCCGATATTACCTCAACGAAGCTTGCGAGGTAATCGGCGTCGACAATGACATGCGAAAGCACTTCTTTGGCCCGGAGGCATCGGTCCTAAAGAACATGATCGACCACGGAAACTACCGCCACCACGGGATAGATATATCTAAGATCGAGCCAATTATCGAAGCAGAGAAGCCGGACGCCATCATTCATTGCGCTGCGCAGCCAAGCCACGACTACTCGGCCCAAAACCCTCTTTTAGACTTTGGTATCAACGCCTATTCGACCCTCATGCTTCTTGAAATGACCCGAAAGCATATCCCAGAAGCGGTCTTTGTTTATCTTTCGACGAATAAAGTTTATGGGGATACGCCAAACTATTTCAGGACCATGAAAGAAGAAGAAACTCGTTATGAAGCTTACAACACAGTTACCGTTGGTATGGATTTAGTTACAGAGTTTTCGGACTTAAGCAATGGCATTTCAGAGGGGATGCCAGTCGACATGACCACCCACTCCCCCTTCGGGGTATCCAAGCTCGCCGGTGATCTCTACGTCCAGGAATACGCCCGGTACTTCGGATTAAAAACAGGCGTCTTTCGTTGTGGCTGCATCACAGGGGCCGCCCATGCCGGCGCCGAGCTTCACGGCTTTTTGTCCTACATGGTCCGCTGCAAGAAAGAAAACAGGAGGTACAAGGTCTATGGGTATAAGGGCAAACAGGTACGCGACAATATCCACGCTTCTGACTTGGTTCGTGCTATCGATGCTTTTGTCCAGGATCCCAGCCCTGGTGAAGTCTATAACATTGGTGGTGGACGCCATTCAAACATATCCGTCCTCGAAGCCCTGAACTGGCTCAAAATTAAGGATTGGGAATACGTCGACCAGGCAAGGAAGGGGGATCATATTTGGTATATCTCTGACGTGTCCAAGTTCAAGGCGCATTATCCCGGGTGGGATTATAAATACAATATGTGGGCGATTATGGAGGATTTGATGAGATGACAATCGTTTTCATCGATAATGGTAAGAAAGTATCTTACGAGTTGCTTTACGAATTTGATAGCTACTTAGGTTTTCTTTTAGACGAAGCCAAAAAGGAATTGAGGGGATGCGATGAGAAGAAAAAGATATAAACTTTTCAATGAGGATAGAGTTGTAATCGAAGAATTTCCTAAAATGAAAAAATGTGGCAATTCAAAGGTGACTGAAAAAGTTCAAAACCAAAGGTGCATTCAAACAAACAAATGCAAATTTTGTGGGGATAAAATTATTTGGCAAAAAACATCTGGTGGACGATGGCTCCCGTTCAATATTGATTCACATATTCCTCATCCATATTTGTGTAAAGAAATAAACAAATGAGATACCTTTTCCCGCTTAATCCGTACAACCAACAGCGCCAATTCCAAAAGCCGGTATGGGTATACCCCGCCCACCTTGCGATGTATGCCACGCATTTGAGGAATGAGGGGCATGAGGTTAGATGGGGGCATGCGACTACTCCAATAATGAAAGAGGATATTTCAATAAGGGCAGATGATATTTTAATAATGAACGACTTTCAAATCGACGTGCCGTTCGATCAGCTGCCTTTCCCGGACCGTGAATTTACCGACGCCAAGCATCCCAGGTGGCAATCCTATGGAAACTATAAGCTTCACCCGGCAACGCATTACATGTCCTCCAATCTTTGTTGGTGGGGGAAGTGTACGTTTTGCATCGACACCGCGAAGCTCGAGGCCGGCGAAAAAAGAGGCGTCCGGCCGGTCGACCATGTCCTTGAGGAAATAGACGATTGTATCCGGCTTGGCTTTAGGGAAATGTTCGACGATGCCGGGACGATCCCCATAGGAGATTGGCTTGAGGAGTTATGCAAAAAAATGATAGAAAGCGGCCGGAACAAAAAGATCATGCTCGGCTGCAACTTAAAGCCTATATCCAAAAAGGTCGTGCCTTTTAAGCTCATGAAAGAGGCCGGGTTTCGCTTTATTCTTGTCGGCATCGAATCGGCCAATCAAAAAACGATCGACCTGATCAAGAAAGGCCAGGACTCGGCCAAGGTCATTGAGAACATGAAAGCCATGAACGACGCGGGGCTTGAGGTCCATTTGACCTCAATGTTCGGCTATCCGTGGGAAACTCACGAAGACGCCATGCGGACGGTAAGCGAGATCCATTACCTTCTTCGGAAAGGCTATGTGAAGACCGCCCAAGCCTCGGTGTATATGCCGCCCAGGACCGCGCCGGACCCATGCTCCCCGTCGCAGCAGTATATCCAAAAGGTCTATGACATCTACAAAGACCCCCGGTATTGGGTAAGGAAGGCCTTAGATATCAAGCGAATTGAGGACATCACATATTTACTCAAAAGGATTGGACACGTTAAACATGCCGAGTGAAATAGGATGGATCATAGTCGTCAATCTTGCCCTTTATTTCAAGACCCTACGCTTTAAATTCGTATCGGATGATTTCACGGTCTGGAAGAACCCACCCGTCCCAAAAAGCCCCATTCATAAGCTGTGGCTGCAGTTGTCAGGCCAGATGAAGATCTACGCCAAGTCGATCAGGTTTGTCCGGCATAACGGTAAGCTTTTTATTGCGATAGTCCGGGCCGAGGAAATGGAGCATTTACTAGCTCTTCTTCTCCATATCGGGATCTGTATCTCGATTTATTTTGCATTCGGGGCCTCATGGGTGTCCTTTGTGGCAGCCCTTCTATACTCGACCAATCCGGTCAATAACCAGGGAACGATATGGCCCTCCGGCCGCGGGTACGTCTTTCCAATCCTTGGGATCCTATTGGCAATGGCTATGCCTTTGGCCTCGCCGCTATTTCTATACGCCGGGACGTGGTACACCGCCGGCTTTTTGGCCCCCCTGGCCCTTATAGGCTCGTCCAAAGCCTATCTTTTATGGCTTATGCCGATCATCTGGTGGCTGCACTCAAAGAAATTCACCAAGGCCGTCAAGAATAAGCAGAACACCGAGTGCTTCACCGAGGATAGGCTAGTCCACCCCAAAAAGCTCATTTTGGGGGTCAAATCCTTCGGGTTTTACCTATTTCTGTGCCTTATCCCGTTCAGGATCACGTTCTATCATAACTTCCTTCAATCGTCGGCGGGGTCTATGAGGCATAAGAATTACACGCTTTGCCGGTACTTTTGGCTCGGCCTTGGCGCGATTGGGGCATGGATGTACTTTGCCCTCACCCAACCGTGGAACCCGCTTCTTTGGGCTTCTTTGGCCTTCTTTATCACGATCGTCCCTTTTTGCAACATCGTCAGGGCCAATCAAGAGATCGCCGAGCGCTTTGCAGCCCTCCCAAACGTCTTTTTGATGTATGCCTTGGCCCAAATTATTGCATGGAACCCAATTCTAATAGCGGCTATTGTGTCGTTTTACGCATGCCGTACATTCTATACGCTCAACCTCTACAAAGACGAATATTGGATCACAGAACTCGCGGTAGCAGAAGATCCCCATGCTTGGTGGGCTTGGCATTGCCGGGCGATGAAGCGGTGGGACACCCAAAGCTACAAGGAAGCTTTAATCCTATGGGTCATGGCCAAGATCATTTCTCCGAAGGAATTTAAGATCCTAATGAATATCGCCACCTGTCTTCGGCTTTTACAGAACCACAAGGAAGCCGATGAATACTTGAAGCTCGCCCAAGAGAACATCGTTCCGGGGCAGGAAGAAACGGCCGCACAGTTTATCGCAGAGCATCGCAAAGGGAAGCTCCTCATCTTGCTGTAAGGCGTACTAAAAGAAAGAGTTGGGATTTTAATATTGATCTGTGGTCAACCAAAGCCAGTTAGGGGGAAGTCGTGAACCTCGAGAACGAAGCTCGGAGATTAGCCTTTCATCCAATAATCCTAAGCGAGACGATGGCTGCAAATAAGAGATGTAATTGGCTTAAATTGGAATTAATTGACCTCCTCAAGCGTGTAGAAGCCCAGGCCATAGAGAGGGCGGCGAAGGTTGCGGAGCGAGTTCACACCACGAACGAGTATGGGCAGAACAAGGGCGAAGGCTCGATGAAGATCGAGATCGCCCAGGCCATCCGAAACTTAAACAAGGAGGGGGAGTGCCAAGTATAGACGTTGAAGTTGAAATTTATTGCGGCGGATGCGGCGCTGGACTCTGCAATCAATCCGAGCCTGGCAGAACTCGTGGCCGTGGTCAGAATTTTATTACCGTAAATCCTTGCGATAAGTGCATTGAACAAGCCAAGAAAGAAGCGCATAGCGAAGGTTACGACGCTGGCTACGCAGATAAGGAAAAGGAGCTTTGATTCGATGAGCGAGAAGTGTAGGTGTGGTCATTCAAAAGATTGGCACGTTATCAAGCCCCAATTTGGGCCAGGTTGTTATTTCCAGAAGGATGGGAGAGTTCTGGTCTGCGATTGTCTGGAGTATCGAAGAAAGTATAAAGATAAGACTTCAACCACCAAAACCTAAAGTGAGGGGGAGAGATGAAGCTTGGTGAAATGATCGACGCATACGGATGGAAACATAAAAAGAGTTTGCGAACCATTGCTAAAGAAATCGGAATTAGTCCAGCCACTATGTCTAGGATTCAAACCGGGAATGATTGCGATATAAAGACTCTTATGCTGCTAATCAACTGGATAATGAAATGACCCCTCAACAACAACGGACGACGAATGAAATTACATTCGAGGTGCTAAAAAACCGTCTTGGGTATATCTCAACGGAAGCATATGACGGTTTATTTTCCGCCATCAAATCCGCACTCGACGGCGAGCGCTCAAAGATCGCCGCCTTGGAGGAGAGGGTCCGTGAGTTGGAATCTCTTGTTCTCGCCAAAGAACCCATTCTAACGGTCGATGGGAGCGCTATCGATATTCTCGAACTCAAGAAAGAGAACGAGTCTCTTAAGAGAGATTTGCAGAGCGTCACCAATGCCACGCAGGGAATCGTGACGGAGAACGCCATTCTCAAAGCCAAGGTGGAAGAGGTGGAGGCCGAACTAAAAGAAACTTTGGAAACGGCTGGTAACCGGCTCAAGAAAATCTCCCAAACCTCCGCACAGCTTGAGAAAGCGAAGGTGTTTATTCGATATATTTCCGTCGCATCTTCGGATACTGGACAAAAAGCGATACAACGATACGCCAAAGAAGCCTTGGCTCAACTAGACGGGGTGGAGGATTAGAAGCGTTAATTTGCTTTAACTTTTGTCAAGTGTTATCATTAAACCAAAGGAACATAAATGCCTGATCCTAAAAGATTATCTGCATTCAACATTTTTAGCGTTTCCCAAGACGTGAGTTTTAACCGTATTGGCAAGAAGGTCTTTGTCAAAGGCATCGACGGCACTAATCAGGAGTCGGATTCGGTCGAGGCCAATCTATTGTTTGAGATCCTTAAAGTCCTAAAGGCGAAGAAATAATGGCCGGGGTTGCTGGCAAGAGCGGACGCAAATCGAACGTCGAAGAGGAATTTCGCTTTAAGACCGTCTCCAAGGCCTGGAAGCTCATCGACCAGCATCTAGAGAATCCAGCCCTTGATCTCAAATTCCGTTTGGAGCTTGCAGCCAAGCTTTGCGTGAAATCCATTCCTCAGGAGATAAACGGTGACCTGAGGCACCAAGTAACAGAAATGCCCGCGATCCAGAAGGAATATCCTGGTGAGGCAATGAACGCTCCGGTAAACCGCATTGCGGAGTATATCATTGGCTCACCTCACTCTCCCCAAGATACTTGACGTCCCCGACAAGTTACTTCCCTTAGTCGACCCGGACGCATTCAACAAGTATCAGTATTTCATAATCAAGGGCGGCCGTGGCGGCGGGAAGTCTCAATCCGTCGGACGGTTCATTCTTTACCTTTGCGACAAATATAAGCTTCGCGTGGTCTGTGGCCGTGAAACGCAGAACTCGATCGCCGAATCGGTTTACTCCCTCCATGCGGACCTGATCCGTGAATACAATCTAAACTTCGATATCCAAGCCTCAAAGATCACATCCCGCAACACAGATAGCGTTATCAATTACCGCGGTTTTAGGGACCAGGGGGCGTTCAACACCCAAGGCCTTGAGGGTGTGGATCTCGTTCATATCGACGAGGCCCAAGCTATTACCAAGCTCACCCTTGACGTTCTGATACCCACCATCCGTAAGCCAAATTCAAAGATCATCTTTACGATGAACCCGCATGTCTTCAACGATCCGGTCGTGGTGATGCTATCCAAGCGCGAGGATTGCTTGGTGATCAATATCAATTACGACGAGAACCCGCATTGCCCGGCAAAGCTTGTCAACGAAGCAATCGAGTGCAAAAAGCTTTCCGAGAAAGACTACCGGCATATCTGGCTTGGGGAACCCATGGATCAATCCGAGGATTCAGTCTTCTCGATGGAGGACATCCTAAACGGCCAAAGAAGCGCCCATGTTCTCTCGCCTGGTTATGGTCTTAGGATCGGCGGCTTTGATATCGCAAGGTTTGGCGATGATAAATGCTCGGACTTCATCCTTCAGCAGATGGGCGCCCTTCATTGGGAGGAGTACCACGTCGATGAATGGGGTGAGCGTGACCTGAATTACTCGACCGGCCGGATACTCCAGATCACCAATGAGCAAAAAGTCGAGGAAGCCGTTGTTGATGAGGATGGTTTGGGGTCAGGGCCCCTTGATACGCTTCGCGCCGGCCGCGGGCTTGATCATTTCCACGGCTTTAGAAACCTCCCTTACGGCTTTCAGGATGATAAGTATTTCGGCAATGTAAGGACAAAGAACGCCTATAAGGTCAAGGACATGCTCACCAAGGGTCATTTGTGCATCCGTGACCCAAAGACGATCGAAGAACTTTTGACCGCGTTCAAATACACCTTTGACCATTACCAGAGAAAGATACTCATCTCGAAGGACCAAATGAAGACCAAATACAAGGTCAAGTCCCCTAACCGGGCCGATGCTCTTATCATGGCCGTGTCACGGATAGGCGAGATCAAATATAAGCAGGACAGGCAATACGAGCCGAATATCCAGACGTACTCAAAAGAAGAAAACCTATTTCAAATAGCGGGGGTGAGGTGATGGCATTAACAACAGCAGCATCGATAGCACTTGGGTTATTTGTCGGCGGTGCGGGTATTATGGCGGCAAACAAAGGTCTAATGGGTTCATCCAAACAAACGGCGCAACCAACGCCTTTACCACAACCCCCAAACCCGGTCGACGCAGCAGCCAAGGCGGGTGAGGCGATTAGAAAGAAGAAGGCCGCGGTCACTCAAACTGTTTATACCTCACCCCTCGGAGTCAAGGGCGAGGCCGATGTCGCCCGGAAGGTATTGCTCGGTCAATGACCGTCGAGCTTTATTCGGATAAGCATTTTTTTTCAGTGGCTCGTCTCATTGAGAATTTCCACGCGGAGGCGGTGGCCGAATATGACGACACGATCACGCCCGAGGCTGTGACCCAGACGATAGAGGCGGCCGATAAAAATAACCTCTTTCTTCTCATCGTAGACGGCATATGCCAAGGGATCCTTTACGGGATCCGGTCCACTTCGCCGGTCAGCGGTAAGGAGATCTTTCAAGAGATCATATGGTACGTCAACAAGCCCTTCCGTAAATATGGCGTAAGGTTGCTTAAGGATGTAGAAAAGATATTGAAATCCAATGGCGTTAGTATTATGATAATGGTAGCCTTAGAGAACTCGAAGGCCGATAAGCTCAAGAGCTTTTATCCGCGGCTCGGCTATCGTGCAATGGAAACGCATTTTGTGAGATCGCTTTAATGGGATGGGGCGCTCGGTCAAATCCGAATAGCAAGTGGAACAAAGCCCGCAAAGGCAATATAGTTTCGCCTGATGCTGTCTCGACGGCTTCGCCCATCTCAAATTCTTCAAATGTAGTGAAGGTGACGACTCCGACCAGATCGGATGAGCCTGTAGTCATAGAAATAACCCCAAAGAGCATATACGCGCTCTTTAAGGAGTTACTATGCAGGCTCAAAACGTCGCGCCCTCAAAACCCCGCGCCGACCAGTTAATACAAGAGCAGCAACAAGAACTATCGCGCCGCCGTAACTTTGAAAGTTACTGGCAGACGCTACACGACTATTTCTACGTCGAATCACCTGACCTGAATAAGTCGTACTCCGCTGGAAACGAGCTGGACTCGTCCTACCTTTGGGACTCGACGACCCTGGAATGCGCGGACGTATTCGCCTCGGGGTTCATGAATTACCTGACCCCGCCCACCGCCAAATGGTCCCGTCTTCGCCACAGAAATCCAGAGCATGCCTCCAATAAGCGCGTCAACGGCTTCTTTGAGGACGTGATGGCCGAGGTCAATTACGCTCTAAATAGGTCGAACTTCTACGATCAGATGTTCCCCTCCTACAAGGCTTCCGGCGTCTATGGCAGCGCCCCTCTTTTTGAGGAAGAAGACATTGAGGACGATATCCGTTTCTCCAATATTCCGTTGAAACAGGTAGTGATCCTGGAAGATGCCCGCCAAAGAGTGTGCAAGTATTTCATCGAGTTTGAGTATACGGCCAACCAAGCCGCCTCGAGGTGGGGCGAGGAGAACCTTCAGGGCTATCTCAAGGAGGAGATCAAGGAGGGCAAGGGCGACTCAAAAAAGCACAAGTTCTTGCTTTACATCGCCGAGAGACATGCCAGGGACATCAGAAAAACCGATAAGCGGAATATGCCTATCGAAGCCTCATGGATCGATGTTGAAGGTAGAACGATCATCGAAGAATCGGGATACAATGAATGGCCCGCTTTCTGTCATAGGTTTGATAAGCGGCCCTCTTTAGCTTGGGGCTTTTCTCCTGCCATGAAAGCTCTGCCTTTTGCAAGGCTTCTCAATGCCATCGCAAAAACTAACCTTAGCACGATGATGCAGCAGAACTCGCCGGCGGTCGCAGTCCCTCACAATGCCTTTATTTCTCCACTCAACCGAAACCCGAGGGCGATCAATTACTACAAAAAAGAGATCATGACCAACGCCCAACATGACATCTTCCCGTTCGTCAATAACGGAAATCCAGAAGTCGGCCTGACGGCGATCGAATACTATTCAAGCAAGGTCAAGACTCTCATGTATCACGACACCTTCCTTGCCTTCTCGAACATCACCAAGGACATGAATAACCCCGAGATCATGGAGAGGATCAACGAGAAGATGACGATGCTCGGGCCCGCCGTGGGTCGTTATCTTGACGAGGTATTAAGCCCCATCATCAAGCGCACGATCGGGATCCTTGCCCGCCGCGGAAAGCTCCCTGAGCCCCCAATGGAGCTTATAGAAGATCCTGGGTATGAGATTGACTTTGTGGGCGTTCTTGCCATGTCCCAAAGAAGGGCTGAACTGAATAACCTCATCACGGGCCTTTCGATGATAGGCCAAGTGGCTCAATACTCGCCCGAGGTCTTGGACAAGATCAACGCCGATAAGATCGTTGACGAGACATGGGCTATTACGGGCGCCCCCATCAAGGTCCTTCGTGATGATGATGAGGTTCGAGAGATCAGGGAAGGCCGGGCCGAGGCCGCTATGCAGCAACAGCAGCTAGGAGAAATGGCCGCGGGCGCACAGATCGCCAAAGACGCCGGCGCTGCTGAGGCCGCATTCGCAAAGAGTAAGGAAAGGAAGTGACCGATCTTTCAAAGCTGCAAGACGTTTTGGCCCTTCAATCGAATCTCCGGGCCTCTCTCGGCACTCCGGCCGGCCAAGAGGTCATGAAGTATCTAGAGGAGCTTTGCGGGTGGTATGACATTGGCGACACCGACCCGAACATCATTTTGATAAAACACGGGAAGCGTCAAGTGCTTGCGACGATCAAGACGCTTCTCGAGCATAAACCAGAGATCATCGTCGCATTAAACCTAAAGGAGCAGTAAATGGACAATCTTGCGCCCCCCGTGGAGAACGCAGACCCGACAGCACCACCCGCACCGCCGACACCGCCTCCAGCGCCGGCCCCACAGGCTTTTAGCTGGAAAGCGCATATCCCCCAGGACTTCGCTCAAAGCCCGACCATGCAGAAGTTCCCGGACACCAAGGAAGGCTTTGCCGAGGCCGTCCGAAGCCATTTGGAACTCGAAAAGCTCCTAGGCTATCAAAAGGTCCCTATCCCCAAAGGCAAGGACGACGCTGCGGCCTGGGCGGTGTTCTCAAAGGCCATGGGCATCCCCGAGAAGCCAGACGGATACGGTCTTCCAGACGTCGAGATCCCAGAATCTATGAAGGGCTTGACCTTCGACAAGGCCAAGTTCGCCGAGATCGCCCATAAGCATAAATTGACGGGCGAGGCGGCAAAAGGCGCTTGGGCCGACTACGTCCAGATGGGTAAGGACGCCTATGCCAAAGCCGTTCAGGCCCACCAGGAACAGGTCACGGCTGCGATCAATCAGATGCGCGGGGAATGGGGGGATGCCTATCAGTCCAAGGTAGAACTCGGGCAGATGGTGATTAATAAGTTCTCCGATAATAAAGAGGTCAATGATTACATCACCGCCGTTCTAGCCAAGGATCCGAACGGTATTCGTTTCTTGGCAAAGATAGGCGAGCAGTTTGCCGAGAATAAGATCGGCGACTTCAAGTACCAAAGGCAAGCCATGACCCCCGAGGAGGCCCAGGCCGAGGTCGATTCGATCAAGCGGGACATGAGCCATCCGTACAACGATCCCAAGGCTACGGAGGCCGAGCATAATCGGGCGGTTGATTATGTGAACAGTTTGATAGGTGTTGCAAGAAGGTCCAAAGGATAAGCGTTAAGCCCTAGAGGATCTTTGTAGGTGTCTGGCCGGGGAATCTGAAACGATCCGGCAAAGGCGTTCGCTGAAGGAAGCGACCCTCACTCGTTGAGGACAATCAAATCCCAAGCTAGTTAAGGCAGTTGGTTTGAAACTCAACAAGGAGGGGCAAAATGCCCGACACTCAAAATATCGTATACGCCCAGGCGTATGCGCAGAACATCATGCAGTTGGCACAGAGCAAGTATTCCAAGCTCATGCCGATTGTGTACATGAAGCCGAACGTCAAGGCAAAGACCTTCTTCCAGGATCAGATCGGGAAGTGGTCGATGTCCACCAAGGGCGGTCGTAACGTCCAGACCCCCAATAACGACCCGAATCTCGGGCGCCGCATGGGTACGCTTGTCGATTACCACGACAACCGTATGCTCGACCGCGGTGACGAGCTTCGTATGATCTCCGACCCCCGCTCCGCTTACACGATCGCGGCCGCTCAGTCTCTTGGCAGACAGATCGATACTGTCATCGCCAATAAGATCCTGGCCGCTGCCAATCACGGCGAAACGGGTTCTTCGACGATCACCCTGGGCACGACCTCTATCGCCGCCCACGTCAATCCTACTGGCACCGCAACGGGTACGCCCGCGACGCTTACTTTCGCTCGCGTTCGTAACGTGAAACGAGTGCTGGACCTGGAAGACGTGGAAATGGAAGACCGCGTTTTCGTGGTCAGCCCGCATGCGATGGACCACCTCTTGAACACCACCCAAGCGACTAGCTCGGACTATGCGGCTGTCAAAGCCCTTGTCCGCGGTGAGATCGATACCTGGATGGGCTTCAAGTGGATCGTCTCGACCAACCTCTCAAGCTCGGGAACCATCACCAGCTGCTTTGCGATGCAGCGTTATGGCCTGTGCCTTGCGATGGGTTCGGAGCCGATTGTCCGCACGGATGAGAGGGCAGACTTGTCCTACTCTTGGCAGGTCTACTACGAGCTGAACATCGGGGCGGTGCGTCTCGAGGAAGCTCGTGTCGTTCAGGTGGATTGCACAAGCGAGTAACAAATTGCCCGGGGGCCTATAGGGTACCCCGGGCATTCGCCCTATAGGGGCAAAGGAGAAATAAAATGGCTAGTGCTTATTTTGCAAGCAATGTAACGAAGCTCAATGCGGGCGGCTCCGGCGATAACTACATCTCCGATGGCCAGATCAAATCCGTCGAAAAGATATGGCTTGATAGCTACTCTTTCGTAGCTGGCAATCCTACCAAGACGACGATTGATATTGCCCAACTGCCTGCCGGCAGGAAGTTAGTCGGGGTCGATGTCATGATCGCGACAACGACTTCCCAGACCAACGGAACGTTGTCGCTTGGATGGTCCGAGGATGCATCGTTCGGGACGATCATGGCACCCGTCACGATCACGCATAACGGGACCTTATCCACGATCTCGCTTCCGACCGGCGGGATCCTTGGCAACGTCGTTACGATTGGCGGCCCCGATGCGTTCAAGATCGGTGCTTTCCAAGAGGAAGCGACCGGCACCAAGACGACCATCGCGCTCCAGATCAACAACTGGACGATGACCAACGGAACGATCAAGACCAAAGTCCGTTACGTCTAAAAGAAAGACCGGGTAGGGGGTTTTATGAGAGCCCTCTACCCGGACTCTTAAAGGGGAAACATGGCAACCTATACGACCGTCGGGCTCTGTAACCACGCGCTTTTATTGTGCGGCGCCTCGCCTATTACGGCCCTGACCGATGATACCGCCAACGCCAGGTCGCTAAATGCCGTATTCGAGAACGCCAGGAAGGGCTTTTTGACCGAATGTCGGTGGACCTTTGCTTTGACCCGTTCAAGCCTCGCTACGAGCGCGACCACGATGGCCTGGCTTCACGACGAGGAATCCTATGTTTACAGCCTTCCTTCCGATGCATTAAGGATTTGGGAGATGTCGGACATCGAGGCGATATGGCGCCAGGAGGGAAGCTATATCATCTCGAACACCGCAAGCCTGGGGACGCTTTACACCAGGGATCATTCGGAAGTCGGGCTTTGGGGTCCAAAAGCCACGATCGCTTTCATCGATAAGCTCTGCTCGGATATCTGCTTCATGATCCTAAACTCCGGTACCAAGGCCCAAGCCTTCCTTGAGAAGTACCAAAAAGTGTCCCTTCCCGCGGCCATGGCCGAGGAATCCCAGACCGGCACCCATCAACAGGTCATAGATGACGCCTGGCCTCGGGCCAAATACGGAAATGGCGGTAGTCCTTCAAGGTCTTATAGCTAATGAAGCGGATCGTCTTGGGATTCTTCATGGGCTTTATCTTTGCGAGTGCCCCGGCGCTATTGGCAAAGACAGAATTTGAATCACGCGATGCAGAATCCGTTGTCGGATATGGGTATAACGGCAGCACTCTTGTCGCAATAAAGGTGGATGCTAATGGTGTTGTCCAGACAAGCTAACTGCATTCTTCTTATAGGGATCCTTTTCACCACACCCGTCTATGCCAAAACGGAATCAGACTCCCGCGATGCTAAATCGGTCGTTCTCTACGGAAACAATAACGGCACGATAGTCCCGATCAAGGTCGATGCAGATGGCGTGATCGATACGGCTGGCGGCGCCGGCGACGTCGTAGGCCCATCCTCCTCCACCGACAACGCCATCGTCCGGTTTGATGGGACGACTGGAAAGCTTGTTCAAAACTCCGGTGTGACGATTGATGACTCGAATAATATCGTCACTACTGGAGCATTATCCGCTGGTGGAGCAAATCCTGCTTCTGGCGGGGCTATTCGACTTCCCCACGGAATTGCGTATGACATCCGGGCCAGAAACAATGCCAATGATTCAGACATGATTCTTCTTCGCACAGCAGCGGGGGACGATACGATTTATATCGGCGCCGGGGCGAATGTCGCTATTGCAGGAAACGTAAGTCTCAATAATTCTGGCAAATTACATGGTGCCACAGCACTAGGTGTTAATTCTGCCGCTACAGCTTACCAATTAGACGTAGTTGGCTCTGGCTCGAATATATGGACGGCGCACATCCAAAAAGGGGCAAGTAACACCGCTGGATTATTTATAGACTCCAGCGCTGGCACGAGTCCAACCTCATCAGCACTAGCTATCTATTCCGACGCCGGAAACGCTGCTCACATTACTCTTGCTTACAACGGCGCAGCAGTATTTAACGAAGCAGGCAACGACGCGGATTTCAGGGTCGAGGGAGATACCGACGCAAACCTACTTTTTATCGATGCTTCAACCGATAGGATTGGCATAGGCTCGGCGACACCAGCTACCAAGCTTGATGTGACAGGAACTGGGACGTTCTCGACGAGTATTTCCACCCCACTTCTCGACCTCTCCGGCACCGGAACCATCAACGGCCTGGATGCGATTGACGCCACGGGTGAAGCGACCCTTGAATCGACCCTGGATATCGGAGGTGAGGTCGCAAGCACAGGCATGGCCTCGACTGTGATTGCTGATAGCGTGACAGTGACAGGTTGGGTCATGGGAGCATCCACAGCCACCACCCCATCTGCGGACGATAACGATACCTCTCTTGCCACGACAGCCTATGTCCAGACAGAGATAAATGCGATGGGTGGAAGGAGCCTCACCGCCGCTAGTGGAAGTATGGACGCCGATGCAGAGCTTTACACGGATACCAAATGCATTTGGATCGAAAACCCCACCTCATCCGATGACCTCAAATCGATCTGGTTCGCCAAGCAGGCCGCCACGCTCACCTCAATCTGGGCTGAATCAGACCAAACCGTCACCTTTATGCTGCAAGTCGATGATGGAAGCCCGGCCGATGTGGATAGCGTTGACCTGGCGCCTGCCGCCGGAACAGCGGAGGATACGTCGCTCAACGGTGATACCACGATGGCCGCAGGAGATAGGCTTGATATTGACGTTGCTTCAACCTCTGGAACGCCAACATGGTGCTCAATCTGCTGGACATTTACCTATGACGACTAAACCAAGGAGAACGTATATGAAAAAAACATTATTCATCATCACTATTCTGTCCATGTCTTACGGGATCGCCCAGGCAGATATCCGAAAGACCGCCGGAGAAAAGAATATCCACGACCTTATTTATCAGGTCAGGCAGACCGCTTTAAACTCCAGAGAGCGTTTTACCGAAGCCAAAGTGAAGCTCGCTGATTATCAAACCGTTTATTCGGCCTCATTGGATGCGACTGATAAGACCAAGCTCAGCACATATCAATCTGGACTTCAAACGGCCATCGATCACATGAATGTAATCATCAACAAAATAGATACGGACTTCCCAGCGGTCCAATGAAACACCGCGTATTAAGCGCTTTACTTGCGTTACTTCTAATCCAAAGCACCGCTTTTGGAGCATGTGACTCTTTTACAAAGCTCATGCTTCACAAGAACGGTGCGGATGCCTCCACCACCTTCACGGATAGCTCGACCTCCGCGCATACGGTCACGGCAGTAGGAAACGCGCAGATCGATACGGCTCAATCTAAATTCGGTGGGGCGTCCGGGCTATTCGATGGGGCGGGAGATTATCTAACCGTCCCAGACCATGCTGATTTTGACTTTGGAACTGGTGATTTTACCGTAGACGCGTGGGTTAGGTTTAGTGGCAGTGTATCAAACGACACACTCGTCACCAGGGGTAACGATGACTTTCTTATAAAAATCTCGAATGATGAGATTGAAGTCAAGTTGGTGTCTACCACTGCCATTGTGCGGGCCACAACCATTGCACAGAACACTTGGTATCACATTGCAGTTTCTCGTAGTGGAACAGACGTCAGAATATTTCTTAATGGTACTCAAGTAGGAGCTACAGCCACATCCTCTGCGAATGTTAATTACACAACCCCGCTTGCGATTGGGGCAAATGATGTAGGTGGAACACCATTCCAGTTCTTTTCAGGTTGGATCGATGAGTTTAGGGTTTCAAAGGGTGTTGCTCGCTGGACAGCTGATTTTACGCCGCCAACTTCGGAATATTGTGCAAGTAGCGCACGACGAATTTTCATGGTGAGCTAATGAAAGTAGATATCATCCAAACCTCATTTGCCGCCGGCGAGATAGGCTCTCCGCTCCATGGCCGGTCGGATCTTGCGCAATGGAATAACGCCTGTCAGATCGTCGAGAACATGATCCCGCGCTCCTATGGCCCGGTCCTCTCTATGCCGGGTACCCGGTACGTCGCCACGGTAAGCTCATCTACACTTCGGACCCGCCTCATTCCTTTTGTCTTCAATAGGACAGACGCCTATATCCTCGAAATGGGCGATTTATATATGCGCTTTTATACCAATCGGGGCCAGGTGGCTGCATCGTCCGGCGCCGGCACGGAGAATTTATCGGGCATCTCGGACCTAATTGCGCATTGGAAATGTAATGATAATACCAATTCCACGACCGTCTTAGACGCCCAAGGAACACATAACGGGACAATATCAACGGGCGTCAATACCGCCACAATTAGCACAACTGGCGTCGTATCGACCGGCTTTAACCTAAACGGCATCTATTCGGTTGCCGTGGCCGATCATAATAATTTCACCCGTACGGCCTCGAGCCAACCCATGTCGATCGTTGGATGGTTCTACTATGTGGCAAGTGGTGGCATTCAAGCGCTTGTCGGTAAAGGGGACACAGGCCAAGAAGAATACAGATTGGATATGGATAACGGCGGGCTTGGATTTCGCGTATTCGACAATAATCAGCCGACAAGCCATAGATTTACATCGTCCATTTCTCTAAATGAAGGGTGGAATTTTGTCGCGTTAGTTTTCGCCGGTGACGGAACCCAAGCTTCTGATTGCAAATTTTATGTAAACAAAGTTCTTGCCGTTACCTCTATTGGTGATATTGGAAGCTATGTCGCCATGAGAAACACGACTGGCCGCTTCTTTATCGGCCGATTTGGATCGCCGGAATATCTATGGCAGGGGAAAGTCGATAACGTCGCCTTCTTTCATAAAGCTCTGTCCTCGGCCGAGGTAAGTTCTTTATACAACATAAGCGCCTATCAGATCACGACCGTTTTTCGGGAAAACGAGATATTCGATGTCCATTATGCGCAGCTAAATGACGTGGTATGGCTGACCCACCCCAATCACCCTCCGCAAAAACTGATAAGAACCTCATCGAATGAATGGGCTATATCGAATGCGCCAATCACCGGTGGGCCGTTTCTTGACACAAATACCAATACCTCAACAACGCTTTCTGTCTCGGCGACCCAAGGAACGATCAATGTAACGGCCGGAACTGGCAAGGTCGTCTTTACCCTATCGGGAAGCACCCTAGGCCATCACAATGCCTTCTTTGCGATCGGCGGTCTTACGGCTGAAACCAGCGGCACAACCGGGCTAAAAGAGGTCGCTTACGTCAAAATCACCCATGTTATCAATAGCTATACCGCGACCGCGACGGTAATTAAGAACATTCCGGTCACCACGGCCACCTCTAATTGGGCCGAGGGGGCGTGGAGCGCGGTAAGGGGCTATCCTGCCCGCGTCGCTATCCAGGAGCGCCGCCTATGGTTTGCCAGGACCAATCACGAACCGCAGAAGGAATGGGGTTCTAAGGTTTTTGAATACGAGAACTTTGCCCTGGATACCCAGGCCGATGATGATGGCCTAAACCTAGGCCTAGCCTCGAATGAGTCAAACGAGATCCAATGGCTTGCGCCGGGCAAATCCCTCATTGCCGGAACCTTTGGCGGTGGCTTTGTGACCAATTCAGGCTCCACCGAGCCGATTACGCCGGATAACGCCAATGCCTCCGAGGAAATAGGTGTCGGATCCGAGCCCATCATGCCGAAGAAGATAGGAAACTTTATCTATTTTGTCCAAAGGTTCGGAAAGAAGCTCCGAGAAATGTTCTTTAATTGGGAGTTAGACGCCTATAAGGCTGCCGATCGAACGATCCTCGCCCCTCACATATTGGGCGATGGGGTAATTGACATGGACGTGCAGCGTAACCCCGAGACGATTCTTTATTGCGTTTTAACGTCGGGAACCCTGGCAACCATGACCCGGGAGGTCGATCAAGAGGTGACAGGATGGGCTAGGCACACGACAAGCGGGACCTATACCTCAGTCGCCGTGATCCCATCCCAAAGCGAGAATTACGACGAGGCGTGGGTCATCGTCGAGCGATGGATCAACGGCTCTCAAAAGAAGTATATCGAGTATTTTGACAATCTCGAGGTGCCATCCAGGCAGGACAAGTGTAACTACCTTCACTCGGCCCTTACCTTTGACGCTTATGAGGCGACAAGCACTTCGGCCGTCACGATATCGCTCTCCGCTTCCTCGGGGTCTGTCACCCTTACCTCGTCGAGTGCTTATTTTAATGGTGGGATGATAGGAAAAAGGCTAAGGGCGATCAATTCCGCTGGCACGACCATCGGCGAGGGAACAATCACGGCAACGGGGTCCACAACCTCGATTACCTTAAGCATCACGACGACCTTTAATGCCTTGAGTTACGCCCGCGGGCTTTGGGGGGTGTCGGTGGCAAGTGTATCAGGACTGACACACCTTGAAGCAAAGACGGTCGGGATCCTTGCTGACGGGAAAACCGAGTCTTTGACGCGCTCCGTGGCCTCCGGGGTCGTTACTTTGGGGAGCAATTACTTTGTTATCACCGTCGGGCTTTCCTATGATCAGATCCTTTTTACGCTTCCCAAGGAGGCCGGAACCAATAGAGGCACCGCCCAGGGCAAGATGCAGCGGTATAACGAGATCGCCTTTAAGGTCAACCGTTCGACCCAAGGCTTTAAGTATGGGCCGGATTCAAGCAATCTTGATGATGTAAATCTCGCTTTTACACCAACCGTTACGACACTTTATACGGGTATCCTACCGCCACAGGCCGGCGGCATATCTATGCGAGGGGGATATGCCAGGGGCGCTCAAATTTATATTAAAAACTCGAATCCGCTACCGATCGAAATATTAAACATCATTGGCTCTTTGGACACCGAGGAAAAATAAATGGCTATAGGAACAACCACAGCGATCTTATTAGGGGTAGGGGCGGCATCGGCCGGGCTTCAAGTAGGCGCTGGAAACGCTCAAGCAAAGAACATCGAGCGCCAAGCCAAGTATAACGCCGAAATTTACGACCAACAGGCCGGGATGATCCAGGAGAAAAAGAGGATTCAGGATCAACAATTCAACAGGCAAGCCGCCAGGGTGAGGGGGTCCATCGTCTCAAGAACAGCCGGCAAGGGACTTTTATTGTCCGGCTCCCCGGCCGCGATCCTAGCCGACACCGAAAGCGAAATGTTATTCGATAAAGCCATCGCCGACTATAACCTCGACGTTGAAAGAAATTACGCTGCCTCTGGGGCTGGGTATATGAGAGATGAAGGGGCCTCACAAAGCCGGCTTGCAAGATTTACAGGCTATAGTAACGCCTTCTCAACGCTTCTTAATACCGGCTTGATGGCGGCCCCGTCAATGGCCAAAGCCCCGACATCTGGAAGCACGATCTACAGACCATCGAACACAGGAAGGACCTATAAATCGCCCTATGGAAACACTTACAAATACTGAGGTGAAAGGTGCCTGATTTCCCGCGCTACCAATCCAAAGGTCAAATAACCACCCAGCAGCCCGCCGTACAGGCCGCAGACGACACTACAGGCGAAATGCTGGGCCAGGTCGCCAAGGTAGGCCAGAACGTCCAGGAAGCGGCCTTTAAATGGTCCAATACCGTCGATACGGTACAAAAGACGGCCGCCACGGCAAATTTCAAATCAGGGCTATTGGACATCACCCAAAGGGCCCAAGACGACCCCGATTACAATAACTCCGACCAGTATTTCAAAGAGATCGAGAAACTACGAACCCAAAGCCTGAAGGGCTTCTCATCTAAAGCCGCCGAGGCGCAAGCCGCCGTCGAGCTTGGGTATGATGCGAAAGTTGCCCAGATCCAGATCCAGAATCTTTACAAGAAGAAGATGATCGATGTGGGACAGGCGAGCATGCTTAAACTAATCGATACCGAAATCAATAACCCTAGTGAATCCAGCCTGTCAAATATTCAAAATATTCTTAATACACAGGTGGCCTCTGGAATCGTAGACCATAAGGATGCCTATAAGCTTTATCAGGACTCGGAGCAAAAGGTCAAATTTAACACATTTCTTAGAGATTTCCGAAACGACCCGGTCGCTGCCGAGAAAGCATTCACTAAAAATACATACGGGCTAGATATCGAGACCTCCGAAAAGGCCCGCATCAAACTAAAAGAGCTTAAGGCCATGCAACGAGAACAAGAGGGTAATTTGTATGGCGATATGAGTTTGAGGGTAACGACCGGAGAGATTACAGAGGATGAGATAAATGAAGCTATCGCCGCCAATAAAGCCAATCCCAACGAAGGAATAACAGAGGCGCACGGAAAGCAGCTCATTAATGCTTATTACAAGGACGTGACAAAAAGAATCGGAGCCAAAGAGTTTAAGAAGCATAGACAAGCCATCGATTTCGTTTTTGCTGATTCTTACCAGGACAGAATCAAAGGATATGACGCGATCCTGGAAGCCTACACAGACGGGCTTACCAAAGAGGAGAGCCAGTTTTTAAAGAAGATATTGGATACAAAAAAGGACGTCCAATTCGCTAATAAAGCGGCCGCTGGCAAGAAGATGCTAGAAACCCTGCTCGGGGCGAGGCCAAAGGATATCCAGAGAGAAACACAATCCCTTCTTTCCTATGCTCAAAGAATAGCTGAGGGCATGACACCCGAAGCCGCGGCACAATCGACAGCGCTCGACATCATACACAAAGACCACCCGGCGACCGTTGCAGATCCCGATCTTCTTGTCGCATTCACTCCCATGAAAGGCTTGAGGAACATCCCAAAGGTAAAACGTGAAAATTCTGCTTGAAGACAAGAATAAGGTAGTCGATATACCCGAGGGCTTGCAGCCTAATGAGATCGAGGCCGAGCTGCGAAAGTTCTACTCCCCGGAAGAACTGCATGGCTCTACGACCTTTGAGGAAAGAGAGGGATATCGCATCCGCAGGGGCCGGGCTTCCGTAGACGACGGCAATGCTTGGTATAAGGCCATGGTAGGCGAGATATCAATGGACGATGCCAGAAAGCAATCGGAATCAATAATGGCCGAGTTTACCCCAGACAACGATGAGAAACATCAAGCCTATAACTGGCCTGAGCGGTTCGCGGGTGCCGCAACGGAAATCCTGCCTTACATGATGGATTCGGCTATAACTGGCGCCGTTTACGGGGAGGCGATGGGGGCGACATTTGCCGGCGGCGCCATGCTGGCCGGCCAGGCCGGACCACAAGCTTTTATCCCTGAGGAAATAGTCACGGTTCCAGGGGCGTATATCGCCGGCAGATCGGTGGGACAGGTTTGGGGCACATGGATGAATGCGACCAAGGTAGAGGGCGGCAATGCCTATAAAACCATGGTTGAGGGAGGTATTGACCCGGCAACGGCCCGAAACTTTGCGCTACCGGCGGGGTATCTCATAGGGGCGCTTGAGCTTTTACAGGTGGAGCGTCTTATCCCTTCTTTTGGCCGGCAGGGCATAACGGAGTTTTTGAAGAAAGCGGCGGTTAATAAAGGCTCCAAGGCTTACCAAACTTTAAGCAAGGCTTCGGCGCAGATGGCGAAGAATTTAGCCGCAACCACCGCCATTGAAACTGGCCAAGAGATGACGCAGGAGATCGTCAACCTGACCGCAGAGGTAGGAGCCGGCATTTATAACGATATGGCCGAGGAGGAAGGTTATATCGGTCCCGGCGAAGAAGATATCAAAGAGCGCCTACAAAATACCCTGACAAACTCCCTTCTTGGATTTCCATTATTGGGCCTTCCAAGGGCAATCCATTCAACGGTATCACTTAATGGCAGGGATCGTTTCGCAGAAAGACCCCTGACCAAGCAAGCCAAAGAATCGTTAAGTGGTGATTTAACAGAACTGATCCAGGACGTAAGCAAGGTCGAGGAATTTAAGGAATTTCAAGATAGCCTTGGTGAAGAATTTGGCGATAAAGAAGCCGCTGAGTATGGCTTCGATAACCGCGTTCTTTTTGAAGAAGCAATCTGGAATGCCTCGCGCAATGTGAAAGAGGGCGATATGTACGCCGAAAATCTACAAATGCGCCAAAAGGACAAGGCAAACCTAATGGGGCCTATAGGCAACGCTTATCAGACCGCCGCCGAATCTGTCTCAAGGATCGCCGAACCAATATCCACCCGCCTCAATACAATCAATCCCAAGCTTAAGAATAGGATGCGGAGGTATGAGTTTGACCTAAAGCAGCGAACCTTACAGGACGAAAAAGCCGTTTTTCCTTTCCTTCAAAAGTACGACAAGCTTTCTGAAAAAGACCAAGCCGACCTGGACTTGGCCTTCAAAAACAATGACGACGCCAGGATCAAAGAAATCATCGAACGAAATAGCATGGCCGCGGAGTATAAGGCCGTCCGGCACACGCTGGATGCCCTATATGAGAGGGCTACGAAGACCGGCGTGAATATCGGCTACATTCCAGAGTATTACCCAAGGCAGATCAAGGACGCCAAGGGGATGCTCAAGCTCTTTAAGCAACAGGACGAATGGCCGGAAATGCAAAAGGCCATCAATGAAAAAGAGGAAAAGCTAGGGCGCAAGCTTACCGATAACGAGAAGGCCGAGCTGCTTAATTCCATGCTACGGGGCTATAGGGGCAAGAATAGGACGCCCGGCAACATCAAAAAGCGTGAGATATCCGTCGTTACGCCCGAGTTAAACAAGTTCTACCACCAGGCCCCCCAAGCTCTTTTGAATTACATCTACGGCGTCAATGATTACGTCGAGGCCCGCCGCTTCTTTGGTAAGTCGGTTAAGGGATCCGAAATGAGCGAGGAAGCAACCAAAGCGAGCATTGGGAATTTTGTCTTAAACCTTCTTGAATCCGGTGAGATTGAAGGCAAAGACGCCCAAAGCGTGTCCGATGTTCTTTTGGCCCGGTTCTCCACGAAAGGCCCAGGGGAGATAACCCGGGCCGTTAAAAATATTTCCTATATGGAAACGATGGGTAGCGTGACATCTGCCATTACCCAGATCGGTGACATCGCCTTCTCTCTTTATAAGAATGGCTTTTATAACACCGGAAAGGCCCTCGCCAAGCGCCTAGGCGGCCAGGCTGAGATCACCCGAGAAGATATAGGAATTGAGAGGATTGCCGAGGAGTTCGCAGACAAATCAAAGACGGGTGCCGCTCTCGATAAAGTCTTTAAGATGGTCGGGCTTAACTGGATGGATCGACTAGGAAAAGAAACGCATATTAATGCGGCGCTCGAGAAGTTTCACAAATTGGCAAAGAACGAGCCGGCAGCTCAAAACGAAAGACAAGCAAAATTTGCCTCTTTAATAAACAATAAAGACCTTATCTCCGAACAAAGCCGAAAAGAGGCTGAGTTTATAGGCAATAATCTTGAGGAATTTGACGAAGCTTACAGGGCCAAGCTCAAAAAAGAGTATAAGACAGACAACCCCAATATTATCTCGTCTGATGTTGCCCGGACCGCTGAAATGGAGGGCCGAGGAAAATTTACTGATCAAGCTTCCGCTGATCGCCATGCTGGGGTATCCGCATACAGCAAAATGCTTTATGAGGAAATGCTTTCTGATCAGACGCTTTGGGATAAAAACGTCATGGTCATGGCTGGCGTTTCCGGCGCCGGCAAGACAGGAGCGGTAAGAAAACTAGCTCCCAAAGATTTGAATGACGATATAGTTTACGATACGAATGTTGCTTCTCTTGAATCCGGGGTACGAATTATCGAACAAGCCCTAGCCTCCAATCCCGAAAGGGAAGTTCAGGTTTTTTATGTAGATCGGGATCCAATAAAGGCATTTGAAGAAGGCGTTATACCGCGTTATTTGGACCCCGAGGGAGATCACCGCGTACTGCCAATAAAAGCACATTTAAATAACATAAAATCAAGAGAAGCAATTAAGCAACTATATGAGCGTTACAAGGATAACCCAAGAGTTCGGTTTGAATTTATTGGAAACTACGGTGAGAAGGGGGCTTATACCGAGACCTCTATTGAAAATATAGCTTCTAAGGTGTATAATATTGATGAAATAGGAGCAATCCTTGAAAAAGGAATCAAAGAAAAACTCAACGCCGGAATCCTCACCAAAGAAGCCGCAGACGCCTTCCGCGGAAAGACATCTTCGATTCACGGAGATATGCGCCCGTCGGGTGCAGACTCTAACCAAGAACACAGCCTCAAATTAAGATCCAAACCAAAAACCCCTTCTAAGTTTTATAATCAACTTGTAGATATTTTCGGTGATAAAGAAGCCGGAAATGTTATCGATGATTTAATCAGTAAAACTCCCTCCGAAAACGTCAAGTTTTTGCTTTTTTCAGAGCTTGCCGATGTCCAACCGATCGCTTTATCCGAAATGCCCGAAACCTATCTCCGTGC